CGAATGAGTAGGAACCAAGGACGCTACTTCCTACACTCGCTACCACTCCATGACCAGATGAAAGTTCAGTGTGAACACGGAATGTTTGTGTTGATCCAACTCTGGTTATATGACTTACTTGATACACACCATCAAGACACGTGGTTGCAATTCCTACAACAGCAGAACCGTTGCTTGTTCTGGCAGTCAGAATACCCCCACTGGATACATTAGATCTACTTACAACAAAATAATCACCAGTGCCTATACCAGTCTCTACGATACCACCAAGATTATTTTCTCTTAGCGGTGAATTAGATGGTATTGAGAAATCTAATTGCAATCCTTTTGATGTGACACCAACTCCAACTATGTCACCATGATCGCCTACCATTGTTACACCAGAGATTGATTTATATGGGTTAGTGAACGTAGTCGTGCCGAAACCACTATTGTCTTTATCGGTATCAATAATCTTTACACCAAAAGTTGAGGTGTTTGGATCTTCTGTTTTTGTAAATCCTATTATTCCTGATTGTCCATACACCACGGTGTCACTTGTAGCAACGTCAGCTATAATTCTTGTGGCAGGGAAAATTTGTCCTGCGTATAATCCTCGTGCTTTGCTTACAATAGCACCATCAACAACTTTATCATGTTCTTGTTTTCTCCATGTAACTGGTCTAAGAGTGCTCTTCGTTGCACTTATACCCTGAGCTTTATAAATTGTTGTTTGTAAAGTATCTCTTGATACGGTCTCTCTTATAGTTCTTGGATTCTGTTTAAGTATTGATCTGTCTTCGGGTGGACTTTGTAATGTAATTATGTCACCCTTAGTTATTGTTTCAACTGCTGATGCTTCAGTTACATCAGCGTCTGTGCCACGATAGAATAAAACTTGTAATGATGATCCAAATGCAGGTGCCTCTGTGAATTCAATTTGTGTGCCACCATTGAAATTATATGCAACACCAGGTTTTTGAAGCACATCATTTATAAAAATTAAGATTACATCATCAAGACTTATAAGATTACCTGTTGCCTTTTCGATACTAACTGGTGTGTTATTTTCTGTGATTGTAAATATTTTTTTACTTCCATTGAATTCATTTGAAAAATCATCTAATATTTGAAACTTACCTAACACCCAACCTGAAAATTTATCATCACTTGTTTCAGTTACGGTAAAGGTTGCAGGTTGAAAATTCGTGCCAGCACTTATATTTGTAGGAATACCTGCCACTGTAAGTTGTTCACCAACTGTAAAACCATATCCTGTGTTTATTATCTCTGATTTTGAAATACTGTCCCCCACACCAATTGTGATTGACACTGATGCACCAATACCAGTGTTAGCACTTATCAATTTTATATCATCATAACCATATGGTGAATCAAATTCAAGCAAGGGAACATTGGTAAATGTATAACCCACACCTGGCGTTCCATCCATGAAAACTTTTTTAATTCTACCATCTTGCACTGAGAATGTGCCTGCTGCAGCAGTTGTTGGATTACCACCTAATACTCTAACTCTAAATTGAGTGCCAGCTTCCCTATAACCTGAACCAGTATATCCCATCGCCACTGTTATAGTACCAAAACCAGAAACAACTGCTGTTCCAAAACCAGTAATTGTTTGTTGATATCCAAAACCTTGAGAGTTGCCAAGACCAGATATTACACCTCTCCTTGGTAATCTATTAGCATTGACATCAGAGGTTGAGTATACCTCAGTTTGGCCTTCAATATCATTACCAGTAAATCTTATTGATGTAATACCAGAATTACTTAAATACTCATAATCGGTTTCTGGTTTTTGAAATACATTATTAATCAAGACAACACCAAAATCAGTATTGATTCCTGTTATATTTGATCCACCACTTGTCATTGTAAATGTTTTTGCTATGCCTGTAAAATTTGGTGCTAAATCATCAAGCAAAAAGTTACCACTATAATCTGATCTTGTAAATACCCTTCCTTGAAACTCACTTCCTTGCACTACGTCAGCAACAAGTAACTTGTGTGTTCCTATACCTGCAGATGTAAGTGTTATGCCAACACCAGTAAGAGCATCTCCCTTAGTTTCTGCAAATGAAAAGTTATTGTTGTCATTTTTTATTATAAAATAATCTCTATTACCCACTAGAGGTGATGGTGGAGTGATTGATCTAAGTTTTACTTGTGTGCCAGTATCAAATTGTTCAGTCAACGCAGTAAACCTATTTGTTACTACATCAACATTAAAAGATGAGACTCCTACAAATTGTCTCGTACCACCAAAAGGCACATCGGAAAAATGAATTTTATCTTGTCTGATATTATAATCACCTTTTAACAAGGTAATGGTAGAATTATTAGAGTGTGCCTCTTCTGTGGTTCCCATCCATGCTCTATCTAAAAGAACATTATTTGACATGGTGCCAAAACCAATTACTTGTATCCTTAATATCTCATTACCTATCTGAATCAGATCATATTGTTTGAATCCTCTTATATCTGCAAATCTCACCTCACGATTCAACATTGTATTCTCAGTCGTAGTCGCTGTGCCTGTGACGCTTAGAAGAGGTGATTGTATGACATTATCAATTGATATAATGCACTTGGTGTCTAATTTTTGTGCAGTAAACCTATGTGTTGTCCCTACCCCCACCGTGGTCAATCCGATTGGATCGTTTGAAAGAGCAAATGCTTTCGTAGCTGCTAGTTTGAATTTATCCTCATTTAATTTTATGACAAATACAGATGATGGTAATAATGTGGCACCACCCACACCACTGCTTGTATGATCTATACCTACTGCTCTCCCACCTCCAGTATCATACGTCAATTCCTCACCAGTGGTATAAAAATGATTTTTTATAACAAACGTATCAGCACCTAGTAAAACTTTTGTGCTTGAACTACCATCAAACTCTTGTGAAAATATCGGGTCACCTTGATGAGTAAGGTTGAATGACCTTTGAAAACTCTCACTTTGTCTATTGAATTGTTTATTGACTGATGCTAATTGAAAAGACATTATAGGTTGTAGGTTTGATCGCTTGCTACTGAATCTGGTTTGTCAATTTTGAGTTCAGCTACTCTTACTGTATACGCTTTATTTGCAACTGGTAAGAATCGTAATTGAGTATTAGTTCCTGTAATATGTATGTCAGTATTTGCCATATTACGTTTTTCACTATCATCTGTGAATAAGTTATTGTACTTATTAAACGCTGCATTACCACCAAATGAATTTGCACCCACTACAAATACCGAATATCTATCATCAGTGGTGTTGTGTATCTCTACGTGGAATCTACAAGTCGTATAATTTGCGTATGCTTTTGTTGATATAACTTGTTGTGTAGGTGACCCACTTGCAACAATATTTGTAAATGTGCCATCTAACTCAGTATCACCAACAACATATGACCCTGTGATATCAGTGTTACCATGAGTTTGTGCGACTCCCACTGATCTTGAGAATGCTGTTACGGTGACCGCCATTCCCACTGGTGACGTGTGTCTAAGTTTCAATACGTTACTCAACATATTGATTTGGAATTGACCAATATCCGTATCAGCATCCATCTTACCAAAATTAGTGAAAACAACATTATTAGAACCCTTCGCTAACCACGTAAATTCATCTATTTCCTTCTCAGCAAGAGGACCTCTTGCTGCAACAAGTATGCTGCCAGATTTGTATAGTGTGGCATCAATCGCATCAACTTCCTGTACCACTGATGATCCAAATACATTCAGTGCAAGTGTTTTACCTTTATATTCTTGGAATCCAAATGAAGTAGAACCTACGCCAACACCGTTAGTCAATATTTCTTTATGAAATGTGACATCATAACTAAATGCTGTATTATTTGGAACAAACGAGACACTCGCAAGAGGACCGTTTGTTTCTGTAATAAATTCTCCCAAATCATCTGCATCGCTAAGTTCTGAATAGTTATTGATGTATGCATCAGTGCCATCATGGAACACAACAAATTCAGTATATTGAGTCATATTGAAAGATGTATCTTGTGTCGTATCAAGCACAACCTGTGCGTAGTATTTGATAGCATTGATACCATCACCACCAGGTCCTCCTGAGATCATGTCAAAGGTATCAAGTTCCACAGATCTGACAAGGTTTGGGTCTGAGTAGAATTGAGGACTCAAATCATCTATACTCAATACTCTGTTAGTTGAACAAATTATTGCATCACCAAATCTACCTGATTTGAATCTTACTTCATCTGAAATATTCTCATCAAGATTTGTATTCTCGCTCACCAAATCAAAATTAGGTGTCTCTAGTAATGATGCTTCCTCATCTATAATAATTACATTACCTGTGCCTGATGATATACCAGACGGTTGAGGTGCAACAACAGGGACAGAATTTATAAGTAAATCTGAATGTTTTTTGAAACCTGCTATGTGTGCAAGAGAGTCAACAGGTTCACTCCAACTATTAATTCCAACGGTGCTCTTGAGTGAGTATGAGAAATGTTGATAATAGTCATTATCTTGAACCCTTTGATAGAAATCATTGAGTTTACCTGTATCTCTCTCCCAACCAAATGATTTTTCTGTAGACGTATCAAGAGTAAAATGACCCGTGTATTCTACCGTTGAATCTATAGTGCCACCTGCTTTAGAGAATTTACCAGTGATAACATCACCAGTATTAAAACCAACTAGAGTGTCAACTCTTAAGACATTTTTTGTTTTACCTTTACCTTTGACAACATTTGCTTCTCTTCCTGATGATGATACGACTGGTTCACCATTTAGGAATGTGCTTTCTATAAGTTTTACCTTGAACTTGGCAATATCTTTATCCTTAGTAACTGTTCCAAATTTTCCAAAATCATGTAAACCAGGATCTTTGTCAACAACGTAAGTGATTGTTGCTCCATTCAAATTACCAAAAGCAGTATCTATTCCTGTGAGCGTAAATGTTTTATATCCAAAATCAGATGAATTATATCCATTTCCTGTACTTACACCCACATTCTCCACAAATACCTTATCACCAACATCAAATGGCATTGGCACATCTGTATTGAAACCTGTAAGAGGTGTTTGTAATCTAAGTGTTACATTAGGATCGCTGTATGTGGCACTGATGATACCAACACCGTTTGTATTATTAATTGCAAGTAGTTCAACATCACCAGTGCTTAGATTACCGCCACCAGTAATTACCTTGACATTTGAGACTGATCCACCCTTTATTTCTGCTTCAAATTTTGCATTTTCATTTATAGTATTTGTTTTGCTGTTATAAACTACAAAATTTGGAGGTGTAAGGTAATTTTTTCCTGTTGATGTTATTGCCACACTGTCAACAGCAAAATTGTCCTTCAAATTAATCAATTGTTGAACAGAAGCTTGTGGTTGTAATGTCAGATCAGAAGGATAATCATACCCTGTATCAATCATTGATACTTTATCAATTTTACCTATATCATTTCCGAATGCTTTTAGATTAACAGAGGATCCTGTTGTTGATGCTACAGAAACTTGAGGTATATCTTTGTAATTAGTGCCACCACCTTGTAATAGAACTCTTGCAACACCACCTCTGACATTTTTTGAATTAGTGATGTATGATAAACTCGATGCACTTGAGTATCCCACACGTTCAGGGACTGTAAATAAATTCCAACTAAAAGTATTTGTATCCTTTGATAGGATTGTATGTGTGCCAGTAAATTTGCTCTTGTTTACAAATATTTTAGAATAATTGTTTATCTCATTATTGACCTCAATTATTTTTGTGTTTTGAAGTGGTAAGAATTTATAATAAAGTACGTCAGGAACTTTATTAGTAAAATGAATAGATGTTTTAGACCCTGCATTGCCAGGTATGCCACTATTGACAACTTCAATCGCAGATTTGCCAGTGCCGACAAAAGGTTTATTATAATCTTGATCCAAGAAAAATAATAATTTTGTATTCTCAAGAGATACACTTGAAGTGTCTATCTCCAATGTATCGCCTAATGTCAATGATATGGGTGGATTGACTGAAGAACCAATGCTAACAAACCTTGTGCCAGGATCATACACTGCTGTTACTGAACTTGTTGCAGACGACACCACGGTGAGATTTATTATATCATTCCTCTCAAATGTATGATTACTTGAAGTTGCGGTTACTTCTATAATTCTTAGGGTTCCTGTAACCACATCTTTTTTAGTCTTGAAGAAGTGCGTATTTCCTATACCTGCATTTGCACTAAGCATAACCCTTTGTAAGTCAGATCCTATGCCAGTTCTTGTAGTTACGACTCCAACTAAATTTGTGTCAATTACTTGTAAAAATACCTCAGGTGGCATCGGAGCAGTAAATGATGTGTTGACACGTTTCATTGCATCTGTTTGATATCTTATCGATGTGCCAGCTCCAGGATTGTACTCCACCTTATCTCCAGTCTTGAAAGGATGATTTGGTAGGTAGAATGATCTTGTAGGTATGAATATGTTTTTTGTTTCGTTCCCAAAGAATGATGTAGTTTGATTACCACCCCTTCCAGCTACTGTAACTGTGGTGCCGATTCCTACACCAAAAGTACTACCTGTTCCTACAGAAGATTCAGCATTGAAATAGTAAATTTCATCTTCTGGTGTGTTTAGACTGACAGGATTTTCAAGTGAATAGGTAAATTCATTCTCTATTCTAGTAAGTTCTGTTCCAAATGAATGAGCGACACCAGTTGTACCATTTTGTGCTCTTATAAATTCAACTCTGTTATTGTTGAAATCGAAATTATAAATCTTGAGTTGTTCATTTTCAATTTGAACTAAATCATTAATTTTAAATTTATAATCCTTTATAACATCAGGCAACCACTCATTTAATAAAACACTTGTAGTCAAACCAGTCGCAGCACTGGTGCCCATACTCATTCCGATTCCAGATCTTACAGTCTTGACGCTTATTCTTGATTGTGTTGTGAGATTGGTGTGTGTTGAAGTAGATATACCTATTATTTCTACGAATGCATTGTTGGCAAGATTGTGAGGTCCTGTGTGTATTCCAGTCACAGTAAGACCATTTGACACCAATACAATATCATCAATCTCGGTGATAGTGGATGTGATAGTGCTTATGCCAGGTCCTTCTACAAAATTTACCTGACCTATGGCATTGAAACCGCCAGTATTACTATTATTAAATACTAACTTATCTCCTACATTATAGTCTTTACCTGCTGTTACAACTTGAATAGCATCGATTGTGCCATTTTTAGTTCTAAGTATTTTTGAAATAATATTTGTATTCTTATTTGCGTTAGGAACAAAGTCATATTCATTGATATTATATGCTTGAGTGTTCCTTACAAAACTCATGGATATTGGATCTAAATCTTGAGAAGATTCGTATGCAGTATTGAATTTTTGAAGTTTTGAATAGTATGAATCACCAATTATATAAGGGAATAGAGGTGTTCTAACGCCATCAAAAGGACTGTTAGCGTTATTTACTTGTATGGGTTCTACCGTGGTGTAGTAAGCATATACACCATTTGGATACTCAGGTGTAGGAGCAAATCGACCATTATGCTCATCAAGATCACCCGTACCTTCAACATATGTAAAGTCTTCTATGAAAAATCCAGCAGGGTAGATATTGATATTAGGTCCGTCAACTCGTTGACCTGCTAACTTACGATAACTTGATTCAATATACTTCTTATTACCGTCAACTATGGCGAAAGGTCCGTAAATTGGATTACCGTCATACGCCCACCCTACAATCGGTGAATGATCTTGTCCCACATCACCTATAAAGTTTCTTAGGTTTCTTGGAACATAATAATTTACATATGGATTTCCTAAATCTTTGTCTCTTGGTGTCTCAAGAAAACCATCATCGTCCTTTACGTCACCAAACTTAGCATATCTCTCTACTTGATTTATTGTCCATGACTTAATTACACTAGAAAATATCGCTCCCTCGCCAGGTGCTTCTGCTCTTGCTGTCGTTGTAAGTTGATTATATCCTTTTCCTTTTTCAATTATATCAATACTTATTATCTTACCATTTGACACATTTGCCTTTACTTTACTTCCCTCACCATCTCCAGTGATAATAATGTCAGGAGTGCTAAAGAAATTTTCTCCTCCATCTTTTACAATCACCTGATCTATGCCACCATCAACAATAAACGGTTGCAGAAATGCTTTTTTACCAACCACTGTGTTTATGAATGGTTTGTAATTATCATTTATTACTGTTGATCCAAAATCACTACCCTTTTCATTTACATGCACTGCAATAATGTTTCCACGTATGATTGGAGTTGCACTCGCATTATCAGTAGATATTCCTTGTCTACCAGTAATGTCTAAAGATATTGGTGGATCTTGAAAAGTATGTGTTCCTAATCCGTCGTTCTTCAAGGATATGTATGAAGATAATTTTTTATCTTCTGATAGTCTAAAACTATTATCATCAATTTTATCAACAAAATATTCACCCCCATTAGTAAGTCCACCGATAACTGAAGTATCTGATGAATATTTTACTATCTCTGAATTTTCAAATCCATGCGAAGTTATATTGATAGTATCTCTGAATGTATTGATACCAGAGATAGTACGGAGTTCTCTATTTTTAAAGAAACCTTGATTCTCAACTAAAATTTTATCAACTTTACTTCTTATAGCAGTTGTTCTAAATTTATGTAATCCACCACCATTTAGAGTCAAATCTATTGTACCAATACCAGCGAGTGCTTTTACTTTTGATTCTGATAGATGTATTTGAAAATCATCTATCTTTACAACAAAATATGGGGCAGTGTCTACTAAAGTGCCAGGTGTAACTCCTATTCCTATCGGATTACTTCCACCTGTATCATAAATTATTTCTTCACCATCTTTGAATCCATGAGGTTTTGCAAATACAAATCTATCAGTCGCAGTGTTTACAACACTACCCGATGATGTAGCATCAAATTCAACAATATGATGAGATTGTTTCATCTTTGCCTTCGCTACAGCTGTGGTATCATTTCCTCCTACAATTTTTACAATTGGTATATCTTCATAATCAAGTCCTCCATTATCAACTAAAATCTCTTGTAACGTGCCCTCGACTTGTGCAATAACCGATGCTCCCACACCAGTATGTCCGTCTTGTGTGACCGATAATCTTGGTGGATTTACAATGTCATAATTGGTGCCTTTATTCAATACCTCAACACTCTGCAAAGGTCCAAAATACACTATATCAGATGATTTGTATGAGTATGCCTCAACACCATTTACGAATAAACCTACCCCTCCTTGTACAGTTCTCTCGTTATCACCAAATTCAGGCTTATCAAATTTCCTAAGTAATTTTTGTCCACCCATCTCATTACCAAAGATAGAAAATGGAGTAAGTGTATGTGAAGTTGTCACTCCAATATCATTACCAAAAAATGCTGTTATGAATTGACCTCTCCTTACGTTCTCTCCTGTGTAAGCAAGTTTTACAGTGCTACTATCAACTTTCTTGATATAATACGCTTCACCCTCATTTAAATTTGTGAGTGTGCCGATACCCAAAGATGAGTATACTACTAAATCACCATCATGTAAATTATGATCAGGTAAATTTATTTCAACTTGAGTGGTTGATATACCTGAATTTGAGAATGTCCTAACTCTTTTTTGCGGATCAATAGGCCAGTGAGGGAGACTGTTTGAAGCAACATGGGGCACTCCAAATTGAGAGTAAGTGTTTTGAACATCAGCTGTAATATCACCTTGCAATTTTAATATTCTTCTTATAAAGTATTTTCTCTTATCATCAAGTGTGGGGACGTTTACAGATATTGAGAATTCATTATCATCATCATATACAAAGGTTATACTACCTACAAAAATGTTAGACGATTCAACTGTATCGATGACTTCAATCTGATCTCCAACATATAATGAAAATTCTTTTGCAGATAATGTAATGTCATAATTATTTGTGTCACGTAAAAAGAATGTGTCTATAGCATAGGTTGAAGCAGTATTGTATATCCAAGTTTTATATTCCAACTCTCTTTCTATTTTACCTAGTTGACTTACGTTTATATTTGAATCTTCCTGTTGATTAATCGGACTTCCAACAAATTCATTCAAGACACCTAACACACTAAATGTGACAGGTAGATTAATGTCACCGTTTTCATATGAAGTAGCGACTATGCCTGATTTCACTGTTGATCCAATCCCACATGGCGATGTTAGTGGTGAAATGTCTCTAAATTGAGTTAGAGATTTTGAATTATAAGTAAGAATTCTATCTTCAAAATCTATTGAACCAGTTGCAGCAAATCCTACTGTTGAATCCACATTCAATACTGTTGACCCAATAGGTGATGATTTTGTAAGAAAAGTTTTCCCTACTTGTTTGAATTTACCTATTGTAGTGCCTTTTGATATTGCAATTTTGTAATATGTTTTTCCACCTATGATTGACCTCTCAACACTGTAAATAGAACCACTTGTTTGGAGTGGTGTTGTCTCTTGTACGAGACTTTGCCCAAATATTTTGAGTGGATTGCCTGATATCACTTCACACAGCAAGACATCATTTACAATATAATCAGCATCTGATGGACTAATGATATATTTTGATGGTTGAATCATCTCAACCTTTTCACCATACAATGCACCAAATAATATTTTGAATGCTTCCTCTGTACCCTTTGACTTATAAAAATCTTTTGCTTGTCTTATAAAATTAGATTGATCTAACTTCTCATCTAATTTTCTCTCAGCAAAACCAGGCAATACTTGTTTTTTTAGTTTCTTTAGAAACTCTTGTAAAAATACATTACTAAGGTTGTGAACTCTGGTGTCTACAGCATGAGTCGCTACTCCACTATTAGTAAATGTGAGATATTCTGGTTGATTAGTTCTATTATTATTTTCTATTCCACTAAACCCTCTTACACATCCCTCAAATGACGTAGAACCGATGCCTGTGTATGTTATGACTTCATTATCAATCTTCAATAAACCATATTGACTTGGCCATCCATTTGTAGAGTCAACATATATTACGTCGTCATTCGCTCTTGTATATTGACTTACTGATGTAAAACCAATAAGATTTTCAGTGTTTAAAAAATCTAAACTTTTGTACTCAACAAGGTTTTCAGCAATATCTATAGCACCACCTTGATACTCTTGGGAGATATAATACTGTTTTAGAAAATCACCTAGAAGAGGATTCTCCTCGTCAATTACCTGTGGTATTTGACTCTCAATTATTTCATTTATTTTGACTTTTGTTAATGATGTCTGTATCATTAGTACCCGTATCCACTACTACTGCTTGAGGATGATGAAGATGATGAAGATGGTGTCGATGTCATTGATGTACTCGTTGACGAACTATCTATGGCAGCACTGTCAGCAGCAATTCCTAAACTCTCTGCCTTGGTAGCGTATATCGTATCATGAGGGGTAGAAACATGGAACGCACCAACCATTTTCTTACCAGTGTTGGGGTGGAAGTGGAAAGGTCCGTAATATGGATTACCATTCACATACCCAACAAGATTTGAGGAACTAGCAGTGCTCGTAATGATAGCACCTCTAACTTTTGCACCATTACTGTAACTGGATTGTGGGTTATACCTTGTACCAGATGTATTTGCACCAGTAGATATAGGATCTTCTCTCATAAAGAAATTACTATTAGATACGTCAAATTGTAGATATAACTCTTTCCTTGCTAGTATGTCATTTGATTGTGGTATCGCCTGTATCTCGATAATATTATCGGATAAAACTGTACCTGTGATATTTACTGTGTCAATTATAACCTCACCCTTCTTATAATCAACAGATCCAAATGTTGAGGATAATATCTTGACATTAGTGTCAGAGTCAAGTTGAAATAAGAAAAGATTTCCTGTATCACCAGATACATATTGATCAGAAAAGTAAACTGTGCCAGACACACCAGATACATTGAATCCAGTAGACTTGATATTATAAGAAGATTCATTTCTATGGAAGGTGTTGTCAAAACATATCTCATACTGACTAAACACATTCAATTGTGCTACTAAATTTCTTCTTATTCTAATAGTGGTAATATTAGACGTAATAGAGTCGCTCACTCTATCAATTAATGATAAGACTTTACTATACTTGAATCTACCACCAAATTTATTCAGTTCAGTGCCACTTGCAAATAAACTCATGGCATTTATGACATCAGTTCTTAGGTTTTGAGTATCACCAACAAAGTTTGAATTGTAATATACGTAAGAATCAAGCTCTACATATAAAAACTTTAAATCTATAATCTCTGGCACTATACCTGCCACAGAGTAGTTCTTCAGAGATGATAGTATTTGTCTTTTAGTAAATTCTGATAAGAAAGATCCATTTTTAGGTTTAGCAGCAATATATACTCTACCATACTTAGGAGGTGTCAATTCTTCACCACCAAAGGCACTTATTGATTCTATATTAGGATATACAGATGGCACTATCGCTTCATAATCATTCGCTGTAACTGCTCTGTGTTGTGAGGAATATAATCTAGGTGCGTAGTACCTGACACTTCTAATATCTTCTATCTCATCACCATTTTGTGAGGGGAATTGAGGTGTTATAGATGCTGTGATATCTGTCTCTGTGGCAAGATTCTCATTTATAATTGTGCCTGAGAATAATAAATTTGATACACCATTACCATCTCTACCTTCAGTCTTGATATAAGATATATCTATTACATTACCATTACTTAATTTTTGTCCGAATATACCATCACCAAACAACACCTCATACTTCTCATCTGTTGTCTCTTGTATGAGGTATATGTTTGATGTAGATGTTACACCTATTATATTATCTACTAATTTGTATTCTGTCTCAGTCGTGCTTGAATTGTTTTCTCTTACTTTGATTCTGATAGTAGATGTGTCTATACCATTATTAGGTAAAATGTATCTTTGATTTGGTAAAGAGTCATTTACAACAAATCTTGATTCAAGATATTGCCCTTGAAATACTTCTAAAGTGCCTGCAGATTCACCTCCCAAAGCAGTTCCAGTTACCTTCTCAGGTATGGAGAATAAGAAATTAACATTTGACACAACACCATTACCTATCAAACCTGGTTGAAATGTGATAGTGTTAGTGCTTGTTGATATACCAGATATATTATAATCAACTATCATTCTCGCTGCTCTTTTTGAACGAGGAACATAACCTATATTCCTTGCTAAAGATACAACGTTTTCTCTTAGTGTAGCACTGTCTATAAACGTCTCGTTTACAACTGCATTAGTATTATATGCTGTGGTGTATGAATTATATGCAAGTAGATTTACAATGACAGAAAGGTTTGACCCCTCAAAATCCATATCACTGAAGTTTGAGTTTTGTCTAAGGTAATCTTTAATTGAGGTTTTGATGTCCTCAAAATTTAGATTGGTAAATTGTTGCAGTGCCATTATAACCTTGTTGGTTCTAGTATAAAGTTGACAGATTGTGTAGGAGCAGAGATTCCAATAATGTCATAATTAATAATCACTTCTATGGCATTTTGATCAGGAAAAGATTTAAAATCTACATCTGTCAACTTCACCCTTGGTTCAAAATTTGAAATAACAGTTTCTATCTCTGTTTTCATAGGATCGATATAATCACTATTTGCCAACTCAAAGAGCGATCCACTCAGTCTTGTGCCTATGAGTTCGTTGAAGAACACCTCACCTCGTATGATACGAACTAAATTTTGCACAGAACGTTTGATAGCATCCTCATTTTTTAGTGTGAGGATGTCTCGTGTTACTGGATGTTTTTTGAAGGACAAAGAAATATCTTTGAAACCTTGCGAAAACTTCTGTGCTGGCACTCGTTTTTATAGTCTGGGTATATTTATCATTATTTAGAGACAAAAAAAGACCCCTACTGGGGGTCTTCTTCATGTCCGAGGTATCTTACCTCTATTTCATCTGGGTGAGGAAACCCTTCTTTATAATAATCATCTGCTAATTCTTGCGTTATATCGAGCATCTCCTCCTCTGATATTTTACTAAACTCTTTACTCCCTTTGATGTAAATATCGTACAATTCCATAGCAGTTATATTGATCATCACCGCTATCTATATGATTCTAGTTTTCTCATGACCAACTCTGCATTGAGGATCTATCCATATCTCATAACCTGCTTTGATTGCATCAAGACAAAATGATACATCTTCACCACACATATCTTGCACTTCACCTGAGTCAAATACTTGCATTTGTGGAGCGAACCAAGGATATTTCATATCTTTATGTTCAAACACACCCTTCTTTATAAGTAACCAACCAAACCCAGAGTAATCGACAGTGAATGGTTTACGACGTTTTACGATACCATCTACCATCTCGTGATTCATCACACCTCCATTTTCTTTGAAATCATCTTCCTCTAACCAATGTGCACATGAAGTGGTTCTACCGTCTTCTGTAGCATACCAACCACCTGCAATATCTTTATCCATTGCCACAACTCTATAAAAGTTTTCAAGGTTGAATACAATATCGCTGTCTATCCACAATTGATAGTCATAGTTTAGTTTACCATCCCAAGGTAATTGATCAGGTCCTCTAAGGACATTAGCACCTAAAACTTTGCATCTTGCAAAATTGACCATAGAGCTATAGTCTTGTGCAATCTGAATGTTTGCCCCATTCTGCACCAACTCAAAACAGAGTGATACGAAGTTCTTTAGAAAAATGTATGATACACCTCTACCAGGTAAACAGAATACAACACTCTTACCCTTGATGAGTTGTTTTGCTGCTTCAATATCAAAAGCGTCTTCCTTCGCTGTAGGTGGTTTAGATACCACCTTAAATCCTTTAGCCATAATTAGAGTTCAGTCATAATCATTATAACACTTTATATAGCGTCTATCAACTCAATAACTTTTTCTGCCATTATCTTGTGTCCTTCTGCACTAGGATGCCCACCATTTTTACCTTGAGCGTAATTTTCTGGATTATCCCTATCACCTCCTAATAAGTGAAATTGTATCAGAGATGGATTGTAATTTTTACATAGTTGTCTCCAATATCCTACATGCCCATTATAAAAATTTTGAGGTCTTAGAATACTAGGTTCAAAGTGATCTGCAATTAAAGAAACATACTTTTGACCAACACTCTTACAATATGAGTCAACTAAAAAAATATTTTTCCACATGTTTTCTACACCAAGTACATCATTGTATACCTTTGTGTAATAATCCTTTTGAGTATTAGTTCTTATCCATTGTGGTGTATACAATTGAGGATCTTTCTTTTTATCGTAATACTCGATTCTAGATGTAACTGTAAATTGCACAACAGCAACATCGGTTGAAGTGTTCTGTAAGTGCTTGATTGTATTTCTTGCAATATAATCATTGCTAACACCGCATTTAGAAATGTTGACGTGACCACATTTATAGTGATCGGAAACAAGAGTGCTATATCTTTCTTTTATTCTGTTTTGTAGTTCATCACCCCATGTGATACTACAACCACTAAAACACAGTGACATCATACCTCATCTCAAATAATTTTGCATCTCCGATTGTATTTACCATAGGTTTACCCTTGATGTTTAGAGATGTATTCAACAGCACTGGGCAACCCGTACGTGCGTACCATGCCTCCAGTATTGGTCTAAGTATGCTCTCTGAATCTAACGGTACCGTTTGTACCCTCGCACTATTATCGACGTGTATACAAGCAGGTATCGCCTTAGGTTGCTTACACTTATAGACATAGGACATGTATCTCGAATTGGAAGGCATATCAAAGTAGTCCTGACAATGCTCCTCCAAAATTGCAGGGGCGAATGGTCTGAATTTATCTCTTCGTTTGATTTCATTCACTAAGTCTTTTGTGCTAGCTTGCCTCGGATCCGCCAATAGACTTCTATTACCAAGAGCACGAGGACCGAACTCAGCACGGCCATTCGCAACCCCCACGACTCTTTTTTCGAGGAGTGCATCAACAACTCTCCTTGGATCACAGAACTTTTGTATATTATATCCTAGATATGGACTAAAGACAACCTTTTTACCATATGATAAACATGCTGCCCCTAGAGCACCCCCTGCGTCACCAGGACAAGGCATAATCCAAAGGTTATACATTTCCCTTAGACCTGTGTTTACAACGCAATTCAAGGCAACACCACCCCCATAGCAAATATTCTTACTATATCGTGATGCTATATCAAATATTTCATTGAGTTCTAATTGCAATATCCTCTCTGCACTTTTAGCGACATCACATTTATCATAATCACCCAGTCTAATTCCTTTATGATTGTTTCTGCGTAATGCTCTCTCGACAACATTCAAGTGCACGGGATGACCATACGCTGCCATGCCCATGAAGATGTATTCTTCGTCTAATGGTCGCAGACCTGCCCATTTTGTCAAGGCAGAATACCATAAACCAACAGATTGCGGATACCAGCGTGACCACACTTTTTTATAACACGCATGCCCCTTGACATACTTTGCTGTCCATATAGATGTGCAGTCCCACTCTCCAATACTGTCAACCACCACACATGCTGCTTGATCAAACGGTGATGTTTGAAACGCTGCTGCTGCGTGTGATTTATGATGACTATGATACTCAGTGGGTTTGAGTGATAAGTGTCTCTGCCTATACCACGCTTTCTGACCTGCAAAAAATTGTCTGGTTCTTTTCAACCACGGTCTTTCGTAAAAAGCTATCTTACCATCAGTCGATAGCAATCTCGCTGTGGATGCTGCAGTGACATCAAGGTGTTTGTCATGTTTCTTTTTTGAATATCTCTCTGAGTGTGCTGCGTAGGGTATTCTGCCATTGTTTACCACAGCTACTGCTGCGTCATGAAACCCTTCACTGAATCCAATCATTCTATAATACCATGTCTTATACTAATGGGACCTTCAGGACTACCCACTTCATATATTCTACCACGTCTTCTCATATCTTTCATACCTCTTTTATAGATATATTCTTTTGCTATCTTCTCATACCTTTCTCGTTCTGGATAATCGCCAGGATGAGTGTTTGTTCTTTCTAAAGGGTCTTCTTCAAAACCAAAAGTATCCTTGTAACTATCTCTGTCCATATTGAAATAGTATGGTGTGATTTTATTTGTTGAGAAGTAATTCTCAATTCTTCTTACTTGTGAAACTACAATATCGAGATAATTCCACAATATGCCTCTTTTGATTGCATACAATTTATTTGCATTTTGAGTTCCAAACCTTCTCAATACATTTTTGTTAGTATATCTTTTTAATTTGCTTGCGAAACAATCAACCAAATCTTCCTTGTATGGAATTATATTATGTCTTTGTTTATATTTTTTTATGACATATCTCTCTGCCTCAGTTTGAGGATGAAGTTGGTAATGTATGTTTGCACCTAACATATGTCTCCCCATTATTGAGAATGGATCGAATACTATATCAACATCGCATAATTCATCTATCAAAGGCACTATGCCAGGATGCACTCCTTCAGGTTTGAGATATGGTTCTAAAAAAGTCTGAAGATAGTTTTGTCCTGCCGACACTGGAAAATGCTCTTGAAGTTCTTCAAAATACTTATCAGTGAAGAATACCTCAACAGGGTCTTTGTCCTTCATCAAAATGTCGGGAGGTCTTCTATCATTTACATCGCCAAAATATTGAACCATCATATCTCCACCAATTTCACTCGTGTTTGAGTGTAATTTTGTAGCACTTATAGAACTTTTTGCTGTTTCATTTAAATATGGGTGTCGTTTTTTCGTGTGCACAAGAGGTTTCTGACCAAAAGTTGTTTTAGTCTTTATTGGTGTCTCTACTACAGATGATCCCTTTCTTACCACATATGTTTTTTCAATTCTTCTTCTGTAATCATTAGGATCATGCCACTGTGTGTAATAATAAAATGGGTGTTTGATTTTTGTATATCTTTTTTTATTGATTTCAATAAGTTGCATCAAGTGCATCTTACCCATGTTAGGTGTTGCCCAATAATTAATCATGGATCTTATTCCTCATCATCCTCGTAGATGTATGGGTCTTGACGACGAAGTTTCCAGAGTTTGTACTCACCCTTGATCCAATTCCAAAGTCTTTTCATTTTTATAACCATGACTGAGGTATATATCCAAACTCTTTGTGCCACTTCTGGTATACATCTTTCAATTTATTTTTGCCCCAATTTATATCTTCATCTGATAGTTTTTGCAGATCAGCAGGTGTATTGTCGTTATTTACGCCAATATACGGACAGTATACATTTGCATTGATTTGATTGATTTCACACCCTAGAAAGTCACAGAGACCACTTTGATCGTACCAAAACTCTTCCATAACAATTGGGTAGGTCTCAAACACTTTTTTATAATTGTTATAGATCTTGATATAGTCGCAATTGTGATCCAATCTTTTTGATCGCCAGTATTCAATACTATCCTTATACTTAGATACATCTACTGTTTGATCTCTCCACTCCATCGGACGTTGACCAGTATTATGTTTATACTCTACTGACGCTTCAGAATACCACCTTCTCACTGGATCACGAAATATTATCGTTGCCTTAACAGTGAAGTGTTTTTCTAATTCATTTTTGATAGATGCAAGAAAATCAGAGGGTAAAACTGCATTACTATTTGAAAAGTCTGATAGTCCAATATATCCTTTCTTTTTGTACCTTTCCCATAGATCAAGATGATATTTTATGTAAGTATGAATCGTTGTTCGTTTTTTAAAGATATTTTGCCAATATGTCGAATCAAGTGGAGTATACATGCTACTTGATACAATCTTGTGCACTTTTTGATTAGCAATGGCAGATTGCACTCTATAATTGTGTTTTTCGTCAAAATACCGTTTTGCTTGTTTTTGATTGGTTTGTAGAAGGAAAAGATAGTATAATATGTTGTTTTCATGAACTATGCCATGATGTGCAATTCTTTGACGACTGTGTAAGGTTTTGCAATAAGGTTTAGTTCCAGACCAAGACACACCTGCGTTTATTAGTAATAATGGTTTATTTGTTCCACTCATCTGGTACATATCCAAAGGTTTTCTCAAATTCGGCATATACTGACTTCATAAGTCTTGCACAGGTTTTATATTCATCATTAGTAATATCTACTTTATCTGAACTGTATTGATCACTCAAATATTCATATTTTGGTGGATTAGAACCCATGTCTGGGTAATACACATTTTCATGTACTTTTGTAAAATTATATCCCAAAAAATCCGACAAATATCCCAATTCTTCTTTTTGTGTTTCTGGATTCCATAATTCTTCCATTACTATCGCTCTTACATTCTCTACCCCCCATATAAGTGCATGTCTTCGATATATTGATGAATAATAAGCGTTAGGTTCAAAAGCACCAGACAACCACTTGTACATTACTTGTATTGGTGTCATATCCCCGTATTCATGATTCTTTACACATTTATTTGCTACAGAAAACAATCTTCTGACAGGATCTCTAAATTGCATGGTTACTTTGATGTCAAAGTGTTCTAATAAAGCATCTTTTATCTCCATCATGAAAGGAATCGATAAAAGAGCATTTTGATTAGAGAAATCACCTACCCACTCGTAATCATGCTTACAATTATCCCAATGTTTCTTGTAATACCAAATATAATTTTCTATCGACAAAGAATCGTAAAAAAATCGATTTTCTTCTTCTTTAGTCCACTTACCCAAGACGTATGGAGATAAGTGAGTGAGTAAGTCTGGTTTTTTACGTTTTTTCGCAACATTCGGTTTAGGTCTTTTACCATCCAAACGAATATTGTCTTCACCCTCCATCATATTGAAAAGGTACATGTGTTCCTTGGTATGACCCGTATAAACACACTTATGATCCCATGATACAGTGTAATGGAAGGGTGATGTCGCAGAAAAACAAGTTCCCGTGTTTAGAAGTAGTTTTATTTTTCCCATTGACAAGGTATGTAATTGAAATACGATTTAAAATTGTTATAAACCCATGCTAACTTATTTCTACCATATTGTAAATCATCATCTGTCAAATCTTGCATATCTGAACTCCATTGATCTCTGAGACCCTCAATTTCTGGTCTCTTTGTTCCCCTTTCTGGAAAATACACATTATCATGCATTTTTTCTATCTTCATACCAAGAAAGTCAGACAAACCGCTAGGATCTTCCCACACCTCTTCCATGATAACAGGATACACCTTGTTGAAAGCAGATTTCCAATTTTTCAAGTTAGAAATGTAGTCAGGCACCAAATATGGATCTGGATTATTTAATTTTGATTTCCAAAAAGAAATACTGTCAGGATACTGCTTCTTTATCATCTGCCAGTGAGCTAGTTTTGCTGGATCTCTTATTTTCCACCCTTCATACGCTTTATCATTTTCTGTGCTCATTTTATACCATGCTGAAATTTGCGAATATGATCTACGAACAGGATGCCTCCAAATCATTGTAATTCTTACATCAAATTCTTCTTCTAATGCAGGTGCTATCTCTTTTAGGAAGTAATCTGGTAGATCACCGTTGCTATTTGAGAAATCACAAACACCTCTATGACTATCTTTTACTTTACTCTTCATATACTCAATATACCATGGCAATGTGGTATTTTTTCTAACAAAATCAAACTTTCTATGTTTATGATCAGTGTGCCAATAGTATCTCGCATGAACTGGTTTATATTTTCTCTCATACAAGTAATATAACATATTAGGTTCTGTTGTTGAACCTTTTTTATCACTTGTGAAGTTATGGTGGCAATAACCTATGTTATCTAGAGTGTAGCATAGTGGTTTAGTGGCAGACCACCCTACCCCTGCGTTTATGTGGAGGATTGGTTTAGTCACAGTCTATAAAATAATCAAAGTCTATTCTATCTGGTCTTATTTTATCAGGATCAGCAAAAAAAGTTGCAATAACTATTCTTTCATTACTTGAGACATATCTATGCCATGTCTTAGGTCTTGGATTGTGAGCAAACAGTCTATTTGGTTTCCAATCTACTTGCACTTCTTTTTTTGATGATTGATCAGGTCCATTGCTATTTCCGTCATCATTAGTAGATGGATTATCACACAAAATAGTGCCCACATTCTTTTCTGGACTCACATACAATATGGATGTATGAATTCTTGAAATATTGTCGATATGACATGGATATTCTGTATTGGGTGCCATGATTGCCCAATGATTTAATTTCACTAACTTATCATATTTTTTATGATACTGAAAATTCATGATATCTTTGTTTATCTCAGGTATCAAATCATCTTTTACATATCTCACATATTTTCCACGAGGTGTATTAGATCCAACTGTTTTGAATTTTTCAGACTCTATTTTTGCTAAGTCATTGATAATTTTAAATCTTTCTGGTGATAAAAAATTATCAACGATTCCGTATTGCCAAGGATCTGAATATATCTGTAAATTCATAATTTATAATCTAATGCTTCTCCCCAATGTAAAGGAAGAGATCCATAATAATCTTTCCATTCATCGTAAATGTATTGACATTGTTTTTTTAACAAATAATATGTATCAGGTTTCAACTCAAGATTTTGACCATATGCTTGACATGGGACATCTTTATCAAATTCTACATGATGACCTATATCTGGTGAATAAAGATTTTTCCATAAGTTGTCTATGGGATGATCTAAAAAATTAGATAATCCTTTTTTTGCGGTGCCGTCATCTTCCCATAAATCTTCCATTGCAACAGCATAAACATTGTCCTTTCCAAAAACTTGATCTGCAAGTTTAATTTTCTTCATATAATCCTTAAACATTATTTCAATAGGTCCTGCATAAACTATTTGAAAATCATCAGGAATCTCTCCATCAGGATTTCGAGCATCAGGTAAAAGGTCAAGAGTCACTGTCCCATCTGAGCATAGCCTTTTCTTCTTTTCCAAGAGAAAAAGAAATTCTGAGTAGGCACGACGAACAGGATCTCTTGTTATAAAAAGAAACTTTACATCAAACTCAAACATGAGTAATTTACAGAATTCCCTTAAATCTTTTCTAAATGCTTTATACCCTATACGACAATCACCCACAGACTTATAACCTTTACTAACTACATGATCATGGAGTGCGTGAAAAAAATCTAGTTGCTTTCTTTCCGATCTTTCACCACTCATGAGTTTATCAAAATGTGAAATTGGAAAATCATAAAGAGGTTCAAGGTCAATAGCAAGATTCATGTTATGAGTAGCTGGTTTATATCTTTGGTGATTTTCCCAAGTTCCGTTTCTTACTCTATCGTAAAGATGTTTTAACATAGGTGATAAATTAGGATCACCCCTATAACTTGGGTTACGTTCAGCACCAAGATATCTAAATTGTTTCGTATAACCAAAGTGTGCGTACTTTGCATTACGTTGAAGAGTATATACAAGTGGAGAGGTTGCACACCAACCAAATCCACCTACTAGGAGAATTTTTGGTTTCATAACTATATCTATGAAGATAAGAACTCCCCTTATTATTGGTGCAGGGACGGGTTGGAGTGCTACAAGTCCACTTTATATGACTTTACAGTGCTCAAACAAATGTGCTCACGTTGGATTGAAAAAAGAAGATCATTTGTTGTATCATGTTTATAGTAATGATGCTTGGGAGTGGAGAAAACCAGATTATCAGGATCTCATAAGAGATTCAATGAGTCCAGTCTGGAAATATGAGTGGGGAAGACAGAGTAAATATGCTTTTCATAAAAATTTAGATGAAATTCATGAATTATACACAAAACCAACTCTTGACACTTATATCAATTACTATATTCGACATTATCAAAGAGTAAAACACGAATATTCTTATGTTGCTGACTTTTCTAATAGTAATGCACAATTACCACTTAGTTTTTTAGAAAAAATTGCTCCAGAACTAAAAAAACACTTTAAAATTAAGGTTTTGATGATTTTTAGAGATCCAGTTCGCAGATTATACAGTGAGTTATCTCACAAATATCAAAATGACGAAAATTTACGCAAAAAATACCCAACTTCCAAAGATTATTACTGGAGTTATCTTAAGATAGGCAATTATAGCATAAATTGTGAGTATGTCAAGCGAATAAAGTATTATAAATCAGTTTTTGATACCACAACTATCATTTCTGAGGATCTTTGGGGTGAAAAGAACGATGCTTTAGCAAAACTTAGTAATTTTTTACAGTTTGACATCAAAAACCTGTGGCCTAATTGCTATTATCCTGAAATGGGAACAAAAGCACCTCACTATGAGAACCTTGCTGACCAGTATGAGTCGGATTTAGAGGATTTGACCCATGATGACTTGGTTTATGGTAGGAGATACCTTGCAAAATACTATGATGAGTGGTATAATTATTTTGGGACAACGCCTTGGAGGTGTTGAGCGATCAAATTGTGACCTTCTTTGCTAGGGTGACCAGTAACATAGTGTTTGGGGTGTGTTTCTGGAGTGCCGATCAGGTCATATAAGGTCACCATGTCACTCCAAGGCACCAATTTTTTAAAAATGCAGTCATTTTGCACATTTTTTTCGGATCCTTCACTTGCTCTCCAAAAATAATGCGGAGTGTTTTGCAAATATTGCTCTAAAATATACACATTCTTCCATAAATTATACATTCTCATCTCTTGAGAGTCCAAATACTTAAAAAATACCCTTGATTCTGTGTTTTTAGTCCAAGGAGTAATGTTCTTCCAACCATTTTTATAGTACATAACTCTTCTTGGCACTGTAAATTGAGTTATAACGTAGTCTACATCAGGATATTTCTCTATATACTCTATAGTTTTCATGACAATCATGTCATTTGACATTCCACACTCAGCAATATTCACGTGTTGCTTATAAAACTTTGTAGAAAACCTATCTGCTATACGATTTTCTAACTCATCACCGTATGTTAGACTACATCCAGAGAATAAAATCATGAATAAATTTGCATATTGGGGTGGAGTAAGAAGCGGAAAGATGCAAGTTTGGCAATTGTTTGAAATTAATGGTAAAAAAACTGCTGTCTTACCACAATCAGGGAAAAAATGGCCTGCATATGCGATTATATATGGCAAAGAATATATGCAAATATACCATGAAGTAAACGGAAAAATAAAAACTAAAATATGTAAACCCACTGTGTTTGAAAATGGAGTTTACAAAAATAATTTTCAAACAAACGGAGTTGATAGATACAAAGATTGGTCAAGAGACCCTCAAGTTTTATATCAATGCTTTAATAAAGTATTTGAACAAGATCTTATTATATGTCCGTATTTGTTGTTTGGATATCATGGAAGTAAGTATGGTAAAATGGGAAATGAGGAGTATAATGTAATGATAAAAAACAGAAAACCAGATATGATTGTTGATCTTGATTATTCAATCAAGATGCTCAAGAAAAGACGCAATATCATACCATATAAAAGCAACAAATCACATGAGACTTACATTTTTACAATGTGTCACCCAGATCCTTTAGTATGTTTAGAAAGGCAAAAACACAGCGTAGAACTTATTGATTTGACTAAAGAATTACTAACAGAGTATGATATACCTTACGAAATGTTTGATTTAGATAATCCAGATTACTCGATATTTGGTTTTGACAAATCTATACCCAAAGAATTATTTGATCAAAACTAGGTTTTAGAAATATAAGACAATATTCGATCTTTAGCAACATATCCAAGTAATACAAATGCTTTAGTCATATCAGCATTACACACATCTAAATCATCTGGTGTGGGGTGTGTATATCTGTATGGACAATTGAATTGTTTTACAATCTCATCAACAGTTCGAGGAACACCAGTTCCCATATTGATTATTTCGTATGGATTACCCTTATGGCGATTGACAGCAAGCATGATACCTTCTACTAGATCATCCACATGAATAAAATTGCGAACACGATTACCTCTACCTCTTACAATGATTTCACCACTCTCAACCATCGCCTCGTATATTGATATCATCCCTTGCTGCATATCATTTTTATCTTGATTGTCACCATAGCAATTATATATTCTCAAAGTATTACAAACCACCGATGGGTTTCGTTTAGAGAATACTTCAAGTATCTGTTCCGCTTGTAATTTATGAACTCCATACCATGAAAGAGGTTTAGGGATATCAGTCTCCTTTGCTTTACCATTATTACCATAAACCGTCATACTACTCGCAAGGGTTATACTTTTTACATCATAGTGTTCGCAAGCACTCAATAACCTTTGAGTTGTCAATACATTTCTTATAAAATCATTTGTAGGATTTTTTGCTGAACGCTCACCAGAACTCTGACCGCATAAGTGTATTATATGTTGTGGTTTATGATAATTTACCCATGATGTAAATTGTTCTGATGAACAATCTATTTGTTCATCGCAATCAAATATACCCTTACTAAAATCATCTACTCTATACCCACCATATTTTTTCCAAAGGTTATATCCGATAAAACCTGCTCCACCTGTAATAAGTTTATACATCCATCATCTTCAGTATGTGTTCTGCAATTTTTTTATGACCTTTTGCACTTGGATGTGATCCAGAAAATCTTTTGTTTAGATTATTGTCTAGCACTTCGCTTTCTAAATTACGAGTGAAATAAGGATTGAACCATTTCCATCTACCTCGATTCTCTTCTGAAATTTTGGTTTCAACAGGCAACTTTAAAAGAGTTTTCAATTCAAGTATCTCAACATCGTGACCCACTGCACCATACCAAAAATTTTTAACGTTACCATACACTCGGTCTCTTGGTACTTCACCTAGGTTGATATGAATGATTTGACACTTATCTTTCAAGTAGTTGCGTAACATAAACATGTTTTTCCAGTAATTATCAACACAAAATTGATCGTTGATTGCCACATACTGAAAGTATGCCTTCTGTGCCTCTTCTTTCTCAGTGGTTGCATAAAGATAGGAATCTCTTTGTTTCCACTTTGCTGGCATGTGATGTTGCTTACCGTTTTTATCATACCATAACCACCTCTTCTCTTGACTGAACTGGATGACTGCAACATCGCAACTATTACCTTCTTCAAACCACTCAATAGTTTTTTTGACAATCCAATCATTACTTGTCCCACTGATTGAGATATTTTCAGAAGTTTTACCTAAACTCTCTGACACTAAAGTTGAAAATCTTTCTTTTACTCTTCTAGTATGATTTTGTTCAGGTCCTTGTAACTCCTCTCCCCAAGTGTAACTATCACCACAGAAAAATAAATCTACTTTCATTTGAGTTTCTCCATTGTATTTACAATACCTAAAAGGTGATCTGCTATCATACGATGACCTTCTTTTGTAGGGTGACCATAACGATGCACTAGACTTCTATCTAGAATTGGTTTGCCATCGTCTTTTCTTTTGCTAGGGTGAGTTGTATTCATCATATAATCAAACCTTAGTTTACTCCATGCATTGATAGAGCAAAGAATTAAGGGTACTCCTTTGATTTGACAATAGTTCTCAATTGTTTGTTTGTGTATGTTTTCCTTTGTATTAAAGAACTTCTCAGTTGTCACTACCTTATAATATTCTTTCCAGAAACGCTTATCATAGTGAAACTTCTCCTGTAGATTCTTGAATACCTCATGCTCTTCTTCTTTTGACAATGAATCTTTAGTGCTCATATCTGCCCACTTGACACCTATCGCTTTTCTCAAATGCAAAAAGTAACTGAACTGGTACTTTGGGTTGACATTGATCCAACCTGATGGATGGACATCTTTGTCATATTCAACACCACTGTAATACTCAGTTCTAGCAGGGAAGGTCATCTGTATAATCGCCAAGTCATATTTTTCTATATCATTCTCCACCATTAGGTTTCTGACCATTCGATCATTTGATGCACCTGAAGTTGAAAAGTTGTCTAGTTTTGCACCCAGATCATTTGCTATCAATTTAGAAAATCTTTGCTCTTTACGATTCTCTAACTCTTCACCACATGTCCAAGAACATCCATCAAAATAAATTTTCATAGCGATCCTTAATAATTTTAATAATGTCATCTGCAATCATACGGTGACCTGTTTCATTTGGATGACCATATTTTGCACGAGGATATTTATTTAGATTCAAATTAAAATTTATTCTCTGGTCTGAATTTGCTTCCTCACTCTTATAAGACCTGTTTGTAGTAATGACTAATGGTATATTACGAAGTTTACAGTGATCTTTTATTGCTTTATAATAAAGATACTCATAATCTTTACCAAATTGATCATGGTAAACATTGATCTTATAATATTCTCTCGCTAGTTTGTGTAACCTTTTATATTCTCTTCCATTATAATATTCCGATCTAGATGGCAAGGACATCTGTATTATTGCTAAATCGTATCTTTTAATATTGTTCTCTACGATAAGTCTTCTTGCAATAGTCGAATTACCACTTCCATTTACCGCAAAGTTACACTCTTCAGCATTATAATGATCTGATATCAAACGACTGAATCTACTTTCAGTATAGTCAAGAAGTTCGCATCCTCTGGTAAATGAATCGCCATCAAAGTATATTTTCATTGTTTATGAGTAATACGATTGATGATCATACTATGAATGTCATCTGCAATCAGTTGACGAGTAATACGAGTAACAAATAAATTGTATATGTCATCTGCAATCATACGATGACCCTCTGGTGTGGGGTGACCTCCCCTTAATTTTGGATACTTTTCAAGTTCTAAACTTATATCAAATTCTAAATTGGTGCTCCAATTATTGTTTGTCATTAGGATAAGAGGAACATTATTTACTTTGCAATGATCCTTTATAGTTTGATATACAATTTTTTCTCTTATGACACCTTGAATATCTGTGTATATGTTTTTATAATAGTGTTGCCAAAATTGCCTGTCTTCCTTCTTACTATTCTTTAATAAAAAAGTTTTATTTGGTTGCACCTGATAAAATTTACTTTTCAACATATCATAATACTCAGTTCTACTTGGATATGACATTTGAATTATTGCAAAGTCATATTCACATATATTATTTTCAACAAACAAATTTCTTAGTATTCGCTCATTACTTGCACCAGGTTGTGATTTATTGTGATCTCTAGCACCTATCTTCTCGCAAAATACTCTACTGAATCTTTGTGATTCTCTGTGTTCCTCTTCAAGTTCTCCACCGAATGTGCGAGAACATCCATCAAAATATATTTCCATGTTGACAACTCATAATCAGTGTGTTATATTATCTATGTAGAGGAGCGACGGTTCCTTTACAGGGAGTGACTGAATAAACTTACTGGCATTTTGCTAGTTAAGGTGATGAGTCAGAGGTGGTGCTCGCTGTTGGCAAC